ACCAACATCGCATTATGGAAGAAAATTCCTAAAACACTCCGCACCATTCAATATAGCGGCTTACCATTTGATGGATACTGATTCTAATGTTTTAGAATCAATTCATTTTGCTAGTAAAGAGTATGCCAAGTTTAAACGATTGTTTTTAGAGACATCTGAAAATTTAGGTTATGATGGACCTATAAAACAACACGTTGATAAAATAATGGAAGAGATTGTCCGAGACAAAACGGATAATATGCCATTTTATTTTAGCGATATGATTCCTATTACAGGTAGTATTGTTAATACAGAAGAAATTTTTGATGAAGATCAAGAATATTTTGCACTTAGTGAGATATACGATTTAGAAATACCAAGTTATAAAGCAGTTCAAATATATTTGAATGGTAAACAACTAATTTATAAAAGAGATTATGAATTCAATGATGAAGGGTTTGTAAGGGTATTTGCTAAAAAGAAATCAAGAGATATTATAGAGATTTATGAATATCAAAATACTGTAGGATGTTATGTACCACCTACGCCAACTAAGTTAGGATTATATCCAAAATATGAACCGCAGTTTTACATAGATGATACTGTTCAAGTTGTGCCTTATTTTGATATTACTGGACCATTTAAAGTATATGCTAAAGCAGCACCAGGATATCCTGGCGATGATAAAGTTGGCTGGTTTTACCCTCTTTATACAGCAATTGATGATGTAAAGCTAAAAGATACAGAATTGGGTGGTAATGGAGAATTTACAGTTCATAGATTTGGCGGTATGCAGACTACTTTCTTCATGCCAAAGTCAGATCAACACATAGCAGCACAGGATCATAACGGTTATGAGGAATGGACTGAAGGGCAAGCAGTAATACAAGGGCACGATGGTAGCATTGTAGCAGCATTCAAAGATTATAGAGATGAGTTAATATTAGAATTAGAAAAACGAATCTATAATAATCTAAAAATAAATTATAACCCAAAGTTATTTGATATACACGGAATTCGCGAAGGGCTTTATCGAAAAACAGGAATCCCAAAGAAAGATGTCGATACTGCAATGATAGGTGAGTTTTTGTCTTGGGCAAAACTTATTAATAGAACATATACAGATCATATTTACTATGACAAAGAAAATACTTTTACATTTAACTATCATAACACAAGATTTTTGAATGGGGAAAAATTATCAGGATGGTGGAGAGAAGCATTTAGGTATGCATTTGACACAGATCGTCCTCATACACATCCTTGGGAGATGTTAGGCTTTACAGTCAAGCCTAAATGGTGGGCAGAGCAGTATGGCGAAGCACCATATACAAGTAATAACTTCTTAATGTGGGAAGATATTGAGAAGGGTATTATACGCCAACCAAGATTTAAGATTGATAAACGATTTGTTCGCCCAGGGCTACGAAAAAATTTACCAGTTGATGCACACGGTGTGTTATTGAGCCCGTCAAGTTCAAATCTTATTAAGTCATATGAATATGATGACATCGACTCATCATTTGTATTTGGTGATGGTGGACCAGTTGAATCTGCTTGGAAGCGTAGTAGTGAATATCCATTTAGTTTGCTAAAGGCTTGTATTCTAAATCGTCCATTAAAAACTTTTGCTACCGCATATGATAGAATTAGACAAATAAGAAATAATGCCGATCAAATTGTTTATTCTGAAATACAGCAACCATTACAATTGTCTAAAATAGCATTTCCATCATCTGTAAATAGTCCATCGAATGTTATTACTAGCGGTTTGATTAATTATATTGTAGAATATAGATCAGTATTGACACAAGCTCAATATGACAAATATAAATCAGATTTATCTCGTATTACAAATCAGTTATCATTTAAAATAGGAGGTTATACAGATAAATCAAAGTTCAAACTTATATTAGATAGTAGATCACCACTCAATGAAGGTAATATTTTTATACCATCAGAAAACTATACAGTTTCTTTAGGATCAAGTTATCCAGTCCAAGAGTTTATGTATAGCGGTGTTATTATTGAGAAGCAACCAGAAGGATTTTATGTAAGAGGATATGATACACAAAATCCATCATTCTCATATCATAAGCCAAATAAAAGAGATTCAGATACTTGGATAAATGTTGGCGGAATAACAGTTCCATATCTTTATTGGGGTGAAGGCAAAATATATTCAATAGATACTATTGTAAAGTTTGATAGTAACTATTGGAGATGCGGAGTAACGCATAGATCAACTGCAGAATTTGATGTAGATAAATTTCATAAGTTGCCAGTACTTCCAACTATCGGTGGAGTTGATGCTCAAATAAGAAAGACATACGAATATCAAATATCTCACTTAGATTATGGTAGTTTATTAACTTCACATCAAGATGTTGTAGATTTTTTATTAGGTTACGGCGAGTATCTAAAAAATATTGGGTTTGAGTTTTCAGTATTCAATGATAGTGCTTATGAGCTTTCAGATTGGCTATATGCTGCTAAACAATATTTGTTTTGGGTAACCCAAAGTTGGGATGCTGGGGCACTTATTACATTAAGTCCAGGCGCTGAGATGATAAAGTTTAAGAATAACTTTTCTACAGTGTCAAATGTATTTGATACCTCATCAGGTTACTCAGTATTGAGGGCTGATGGAACGCCACTAAAAAACAAATACCTAAAAATATTAAGAGATAGAGATAATGTCTTTACAATGAGAACATCTAACACTCGTTCAGGAATATACGCTGTAAGGATTCCAATAGTGCTAAAAGAGCATGTTGTTCTTATTGACAATAAGACTATTTTTAATGATGTTATTTATGATATGCCAGCAGGATATAGGCAAGAGCGTATCAAAGTATTAGGTTACCGCACAGATGGCTGGAACGGTTCTCTAAACATACCTGGATTTATTTATGATGCAGCTCGTGTAACAGATTGGAAAGAGTGGCAAGATTATGCTGTAGGTGATATGGTAAAATACAAAGAGTTTTACTATTCAGCTAATACAAAGATTGTAGGATCAACATCATTCAAATCAGAAGATTGGACAAGGTTGGCTGATAAGCCTGAACCTAAACTATATGCCAACTTTGATTATAGAGTAGAGCAATTTGGCGATTTTTATGATTTAGATAGTGATAACTTAGATACTGAGCAGCAAAGAATGGCACAGCATCTAATTGGTTACCAAAAAAGAAAATATTTACAAAACATTATTAATAATGAAGTTAGCCAGTATAAGTTTTACCAAGGAATGCTACAAGAGAAAGGAACTCGTAATTCACTAACAAAGTTATTTGATGTTTTATCAGGAACAGATACTGACAGCTTAGAGTTTTATGAAGAATGGGCTATAAAGAATGGGCAGTATGGAGCAGTAGCTGGGTTTGACGAAGTAGAATATATATTAGATGAAACAAAGTTTAGGTTAGTCCCACAGCCTGTTTTATTAACAGACAACGCTAGCGGAAAAGAAACTGATTTAATTTATAGAATTCAGTCACATGAAACTTATCTAAAACCACAAAAGTATAATCACAAACCGTTTCCTACAAAATGTGTAATAGATACATTTACTAAGAATTCAGGATATGTGTATGTAAAAGATGTAGATTATACTTTGTTTAGATATACACAATTGGTAGATTTGAATACTGCAGATATTAAACAAGATGATTATGTATGGGTAGGAAATACTAATGATGATGACTGGGGAGTTTATAGATATAGTATATATCCAACAAAAATTGAAAAAATATGGACATCTGAAGAAAAGAAAGATCATTTTCTAGTAAGTCTTCCTAAAATTCCTCATGATATTGAAGAAAATGATGTTATTGGTATAACAAAAGTCCAAAACATAGAATATGAAGAGCATGAAGACTCAACTGTAAAAACAATATTTACAGATCACCCAAGTGCAGATGGTTTTTATAAAGTAACAAATAAAAGCCTAAATGTTCTAGAGTTAGAAACAACATCTGACAAATTAGCTAATATTGCAGCAATAACTGACCCGTCCGTAACAGGTTTGATATCAGTATTCAAATTAGTTAGATATGATGGTGTATTAGATATATCAAATACACCAGAAGAAGAGTTACTTCCTAAATCAAAGTTTTGGGTTGATAATGCACACGAAGATAAATGGGCTGTAGTAGAAAAGTTAGATAATATAGAAATATCAAAGCCAATAGTAAACCCAACTGATGGTTATGACTATAAGTTTGGCGCTACTATGGCTGTGAATAAGAATAATACTTTGATGGTAACAGGTGCGCCTTATGAAGGTGACGGAAAAGTGTATATTTTTACAAGAGCGTCGCAAGTTAGAGACTGGCAGTTAGCAGAAGTGCTAGAGCCATCATATCCTTCAGTTGCATCTGCTAATCAAGGATATGGATTTAGTGTAGATATAGACCCTAATGGAAAATATGTTATTGTTGGTGCTCCATTTGCGTCAAATATTAAGACTAACTCAGTAGGGTTATTTGATGAAGATGTAATTTATACAGCAGGACAGATAGTTGAGCATAATGGTAGTTTTTGGCAAGCGATAGTAGATGTATTTAGAGCTTCTGAAAAAATTAAGTTTCAAAGTTTTGTAAATACTAGCCAAGATTTAGTAGATTATGATTTAGATGATGACGATGATCCACCAATCAATTATATTTTAACTGGTGATTATCCTTTAGATAGAATACATACAGATCACTTTCTATTGAGGCTCCCAGATCAAATGTATAAAGGAGTTCAAACAGGCGATCAAATAAAGTTAAAATGGAATACACTAACAAACGCAAATCAAACACAAATAGAGTTAACAGCTAGAGAACCGTTTAATGGTGAGGTTGGCGGACTTACAAGTGCTGATATTGATGGGTGGCATACAGTAGAATTTAAAATAGATGTTATATTGTATATCAAAAATTTATTAGGTAGTCCAAATATAGATGATATAGTAAGTTCTGAAACAGGTGTTGGTAGAGTTGCTTATTTTAGAAATGAAACAGGTTATGCAACAATTTATATAAATGAAGTTGTTGGAAATTTTGAAGCTACTGGCACATTGATGCGAAATGAAGATGTTATAGGAGATTATGATTTAGCAGCACCAAACAACTCAGATAATTTTAATATATCTGAAAATTATGGAGGATATGTTTTTGTAAAATCACCAAATTTGTTAACAGTTGGATTTACTACAGTTGAATATGGTAGAGGGTTAGTTATAGTAGATGCAGATGTTCACAATGATCCTTCACCTAGAACTGCTGAATATTATAACATTTTAGATTATATACCAAGCACAACATACGGTGATAATACAGAAATTAGTATGATAAGAACGCTGAGTTGTCAAGGAACAATGCTAGTTAACGCAGGTTTGTTTAGCGATGATCCAATCCAGCTTCCGTATTATGGAGTTCGAGGACCAAAAGTTCTTACAGATAAGCTATCTAAAGGAGATAAGCTATCTACATATTTTAACACTCTTAAGAAAACAGTAACAGTTCTAAAAGTTAGAAATACACGATTTACATTACCTCCAGAAATATTTGAAGGTGAAATTTTAACACAAGCTGGGACAGGAGCTACTGCTACTGTATTCTCAGATAAAGTTGAAATAGCAGCCGAGACAACAGATCCAGCAAACCCAATATATGATATTCAAGTTATATGGTTGAGTCCTATTGCTAAGTTTAATAAAGCTGATGAGCTATTTGGATCTAGAAGCGGACAGTTATATATTCGTCCAGTGTTTGAACCTGTTGAAGGACCGCTAACAAAATTATCCGAAATTGGCATACCAGATAGATTCAATAATAATAGCAACTCTACAGAAGTTTGGGATTTATGGGATGGCTTTATTGATTACTCAGAAGAGTTTTATAGTTATGAAGGATTACCATATGTACCAAAATCAGTTTATGTTTATAATGGCTTTGGAGACTTCAATGATACTGGTATAACTCCTCATGTTATTAGACAGCCCTCTACGGGGGCGACAGCTGAAGTAATGTACTTACAGCGCCTAAGTGAAAAAACGCTACGAGCGTATGTTAAAAACGTCACAGGGCAATGGACAGTAGGTACCAAGTATGACGATGAGCAAGAGATTGAAATGGTAGCTCGCCCAGGGGAAGTAGATGTATGGGCTAGAAGGAATATATTTGATATCCCAAGAACTATGGGGCATGTTATTAGAACTTCTTTAGGTTATGAGTCTGAAGGTGTTGGAAAGATGATTATTTTTAGAGATCCAACCAATTTACCTATTATTATAGATGAAGATACAGGCTTACAAAAAGAAGAACTTTCTGGATATGAATATTGGTTCTATTGGAATAGAGAAGTAGAAGGAATGTTCAATATGTCAAACGAGCCTACAAGTAGTAGCTCAGTTTGGCGTGAGGTATTCAACATACAAGCTACATCATTAGGTTATCCTTCTGATAAAGTAAATGAAGGTATGGTTTATATCTATCAAAGATTTGGTGATAATTTTGTTTTAGATAAAATGCTTGTAGCCCCAAATCGTGAGAGTGATCAGTATTTTGGTTATAATGTAAAACTTCGTGATGTTGGAAATGATTTTTATAATGCATATGTGTTAGCTAAAGGGGCTGATGAGAGTTATGATAATCCAGGAAAACTATATTTCTTAAAGCAAGGGGAAGATGACAGAGTCTTTTATAACTGGGACTATTCAAAAGATAAAAGATTTAGAGGAGAGTTTGACGAAACTCAATCCTATAAAGTTAGAGATATTGTTTATTTGGGCGATAAACTTTATAGCGCAAAAACAAATATTATTGCTTTGCCATTTGATATAGATAGATGGACAGAAATACAGGATGATGAATATATTGATTATGTAGGATATATACCAAATGATTTGCCTTATAACATAACTGGCCCACTAGGAGTAAAGTTAGATAGAGATACATTATATGATTTTGGAACAGTGTATGATGTATCTATGGATGGCGAAGTCATAGCAGCATATATCAAGTATGCACTAGAACCAAATGTTATTGCTATTTACAGAAATTATGAAGGACGATATCTATGGGCTGAAAACATATACGCACCAACTAAAGATGCAGGATTTGGAGAAAGCATAGCCCTAAATGAAGATGGGAGTGTGTTAGTAGTTGGAGCACCGTTTGATGACTCAGTGGATCACGATCAAGGAAGAGTATATGTTTATAAAATGATAAACGGATCTTTTGAAATTATACAAGAGATTGAATGTCCAAATGATGAAGCATTAGAAATGTTTGGAACAACAGTAGATATATCAAAAGACTTTTTATCAGTTGGTGCTAAAAATGGCGAGGACGAAGTACCTACTACAATTGATAGTGGCGTGACAACATTTGATTTAGGATTTACAAGATTTAGATTTGTAAAGAAAAATGTTGGGGTTGTTCATATGTACCAAAACTATTTGGGCAAATACATTTATGGTGAAACTGTAGGTTATGATTTGCTTAACGAATCAGCTTATGGTTTTGGTGAATATGCAATTTATAATAATAATCATTTATATGTAGGAATGCCAGAAACTTCTAGAAGTGAAAGCTCAGAAGGAATTATTGTAAACTATCATAAAACATCAGATTATTATCACACATTGAGAGAGCCAAAGCCAACTGTAGATGTTGATAAAATGAAGAGAGTGATTCTTTATAATATAAAAGAAAATAAAATTGTAAAATATTTAGATTATGTTGATCCGTTACAAGGTAAAATTCCAGGGATAGCGGATGAGAATTTGAGCTATAAGTTGTATTATGATCCTGCTAGATATAATGAAATATATAATCCATCTCTTCGGGCTATTTATAATAAAGAAAATAGCTGGGGCAAACAGCAAGTTGGACAATTATGGTGGGACCTAAATAATGCAAAATACTATCATCCTTATCAAGAAGATGTTACTTATAGCACAAACTATTGGAGTAAAACTTTTGATACTAACTCTATCGATGTTTATGAGTGGGTTGAATCTGACATACTCCCATCCGCATGGGATCTATTAGCTGATACACTAGAGGGATTAGCATTAGGTATATCAGGACAATCTAGATATGGCGATCAAATATACGTTGAATTACAAGAGTATGATTCAATCGCGCAAATTTTTATAAAGAAATATTACTTTTGGGTAAAAGATAAAAGAGTAATACCTAATGTTGAGGGCAGAACTATGCATTCATATAATGTTGCCCAACTAATACAAGATCCTGCGCAATTTGGCTATCCGTTTGTAGCAATGATATCAGACTCAAGTTTTTCTGTATATAATGCTACACAATATTTAGAAGATCAAAATATAGCTATTAGCTTCCAGTATTGGAATATTGAGGATCAAGATATTAATATTCATAATGAGTATCAGATTCTATCTGAAAATCTTGCTATTAGTATGCCACGCCGAGACATTGAAATGAAATGGGTTGATAGCTTAGTAGGCTATGATAAGTTTGGTAGAACTGTTCCAGACCCAGCACTAGATCCAAAATATCGTTATGGGACACTAAATGAACCAAGACAAGGATGGTTTGTAAATCGTATTGAGGCATTGAAGCAATTTGTTGAGAGACTTAACTATGTTCTCAAGCAACACCTCATAGTAGATAATAAATCGCTAACTAAACTACATGAATATGATAAGCCACCTTTAAAAACATCAAACTTGTATGATATTGAAGTTGATTTGCGAGCAGATTTAGATCAGTATGGAACATCAAGACTTGAGGAAGCAAAAGTAATACTAGATGTTGTAGACGGCAGAATTGATTCTGTTCTTATAACAAATCCAGGCAGAGGTTATTTTGTATCCCCATCATATCATATTAAGAGCAGAGGACAAGATGCTATAATTGAATTTGATTTAAATTCTGTTGGATCACTAATCCGTGCTCATGTTATCAACGGTGGTAAAAATTATCATGATGGTGCTGAGATAGAACTAAGACGATTTACAGCACTAGTTCGAAATGATGAGACTATAGAAGGCAAATGGGCACTGTATGAGCGAGATCGTAACGCAGATTCGTGGCGTAGAATACAAAGTCAAGGTTATGATGTTAGATTGTATTGGGATTATATAGATTGGTATAAAGCAGGATTTAGTGAGGTATCAGCAGTAAAGCATATTGTGCAGTATTCATATGAGTTACCAAGTGTAGAAGATTCAATAGGTGATCTTGTAAAAATTAATCATATTGGATCAGGCGGTTGGTTGTTGTTGCGAAAAATAGACAATCAGCTAAATGTAGATTATACTGTAAATTATGAAACTATTGGGCGTGAAAAAGGAACTATAGAATTTAAGTCCTCATTATATGATCCGTTTGCTGGACTTGTAAATTTTGATATTATAAACTATGATATCAATTTTTATGATGGATTACCAAGTAAAGAAATTCGATATATAGCTCAAGCAATAAAAGAAGATATTTTTATAGATGATTTAGCAGTAGAATACAATAAACTATTTTTTGCCGCTATTCGTTATGTGCTAACAGAAGGAACTAATGTAGATTGGTTATTCAAAACATCATTTATTAGAGCCAAACACAATGTTGGAACATTGAGAGAAGATATTACATTCAATAATGATAACTTGTCTAGTTATCAAGATTATATTAGTGAAGTAAAAGCATTCAAAGCAAAAATTAGGGAATATATTTCTTCATACGAAAAAACTGACTCCACTGTTAGTAGAATTACAGACTTTGACTTGCCTCCATATTATAGTCCAGAGCAAAAGAAGATTGTACCACATGCAATAAAAATATGGGATGATAACTTATTAGGGGCACAGTTTGTTGATACATATCCAAATAAAAATTGGTATGATAATAGTTCATATGTATTAACAGAGGTTCGTATTGTAGATCCGGGCTATGGTTATCAAAGCCCTCCACAAGTAGTGCTAACTGGAGGAGGTGGCAGCGGTGCTAAGATTAGGACTCATTTAGGATCTAACGGAATAGTACGATTAGCAGAGATTATAGATGAAGGCAAAGGCTATTATTCATTACCAAAGATTACTATTAACGGATCGCTTGAAGAAGGCGGGCGTCCTGTAATATTGAGTGTAAAGATTGGCAGAGCACTACCAAGAAGTCTCAAAACAGATATTAAGTTTGATAGAATTACAGGAAAATATTTTATTACAGAATTAGAAGAAACTGATAATATTATATCTTCAGGATCGCAATATGTATTTGATTTAACTTGGCCTATGAATTTGCGTAGGGGTTTTACTAAAGTTTACGTAGATGATAATGCTTTGCTTACAAGCCAATTTACATACAAAAATGTTTTGGATACAAGTAAGAGCTATGACAGGTATCACGGACAAGTTACATTTACAGTGCCTGCCCCAAAATATTCAAAAATAAGAATAGAATATATTAAAGACGCAGAATTACTTTCAGCAGCAGACAGAGTTAATTTATACTACGAGCCAGAGGTTGGACAGTTTGGAAAAGATTTGTCGCAGCTAATGGACGGAGTTGATTATGGAGGAGTTGAAGTAAAAGCATTTGACTTTGGAAATAAAGTTGGGTGGGATACTGAGAATTGGTATGATACATCTTGGGATTCATATGATTTGACATTTACAGATCAGTCTTTCAAAGTTATTCCTAATATACTGCTTTTCCCGCAGCTAGGATATAAACTTTGGATTAATTGGGGACTTGTTGGTAGAGATATAAATTTTGCTAAAGATCCTCTAAATCTTCCTGCTATGGCAAGCCCAAGTTTTATCAATATTTACAACAAAGGTAGCCAGTTTGAAATGGCAGATTTGATCCATGGCGAGGATGTTCAAAAATATGCTTTGGGAACACTAACAGATCCAGATGCGTTGAGCGTGATAGACAATTATCTAATACCTAGATTTGGTGAGCTAACAGCAGATGAGATTGACGAACTTATCAAAGATGGATTGCTAAAAGAGATTGCTTTTGAAGCACAGCAGCCATTAGAAAATGGTGAGATATATAATGTTTATTACAACGGCATACGGATTGATGATGAGCAATATGGAACTGGCAATGAGACAAATCCAAACGCCAAAATAAAAACTATTACAGGTGATGGAACAAATATTAAGATTTTGTTAAGAGATGTTGGTATTGATCCAGAAGTAGATGATATGTTTGTGTTACGCAAGCCTTCATCTGATGGTAGCTTCCTCCCAAGTGAGTTTGATTATGATACTATGCTATCTGGTGGTAGTTTGACATACGCTAATGCTAAAGGTATTACTGCAGAAGAGATTGTAGTAGATGGTGATAATTTTATTACACCAATGACTAGCAAAGGACCAGAGGAGCAAGTGCCAGGACACTTGGTTGATACACTAGACATTACAGTATTTGAACGTCCTACGCCAGGCGTTAGCACAATCACTAGCCGCAACTTTACTACAGACGGCACAAATAAAATTTATCCAATAGGTGTGTCTCCTCTAACAGAACACTCACTCATGGTAAAAGTAGATGGGAAGCTGAAGAAAGTAAAAACAGATTATAAAATAAACTCAGCGGATCAAACAATAGAATTTACAAGAAAGCCTAGAGCAGGAAGAAAAGTAAGTCTTATTACATTAGATTACAGCGGCACTGATATTTTAGATGTAGATACTATTATAGCTGATGGAGTATCAGTAGGTTATTACATTAATGTTAGATGGAGTGAGGACTTATCAAGCCAAGTGTCTGTAAATGCTGAGAATCAAGATTATACACTAGTAAAATCAGATGACTCATCTTACCCAACGCCAGACAATGTAGTTATACAGTTTGCACTTCCTCCACCTAAAGGATCTATTATACGCTACGCAATATTCAAAGGCGATGAAGGAAAATATAGTACAGTAACAGTTGATACATTTACAGCAGATGGATCTTCAATTGAATATCAGCTATCACAAATACCAGAGCAGCAAGAGCCAACAGAATGGTACACAATGGTATTGCTAAATGGAGATTTACTAAATCCAGGTTATGTTGAGACTATTACGCTAACAGATGCTAGGGAATATAAGTTGAAGTTATATCAAGTTCCACTATCCTCAGTTGATGTAAAGCAAATGCGAGTATTCCTAAATGATCACGAGTTGGAAAATATTAAGGAATGGAGATATAGTTCATTAGAAGAAATTGATCCATTGCTACACCCAGATCAACAAGCAGGAAGCCTAATACAATTACAACGTGGAACTGGGCAACCTGGTGACATAATGAAAGTGTATGTAACAGGACAAGAGCATCATGTAAAAGACGCAGTAAGCTCAGGTGGTGATTATAGGTATGGATATTTTGATAAGTTTGGAGAGTTTGTAAAAACGCCAGGCATACTTTATATTAACAAGCCGCATAACGCAGGTGATGAAATTATGGTATATCAATTTAGCAACCATGATAGCCAAGGGATTGATTGGCAATCCTTCGACATTGAGGAGCGGACAGCATTACGACAAGGCTACATAGAAAGCTCAGCAGTGTTTATCGTTCCACACCCCACCTCAGATATTACTTTGGATTTTGAGCTGGAGTACGGGTCCTTATATAGCGTCACACTAAACGATATTCGCATTGATGACATAAACTATGGATCAGACGACCCAGTAACAAACCCATTCGCAAAAATCAAACCAATAGAAGGCGATGGCACTAACATACTGCACCTACCAGATATTGGACCGTTCATCAAAGAGAACGATTTTATGAGGATTGAGAAAATAGGAGCTGAGATGATACACGATGCTAGTTCAAAAGATTGGTATGAGTTTAGATTGATGCAGAATGGATTTATCCCACTTAATAAGCCAGCTATTGAGGTATATTATGTTTGGGTAGCAGTAAATGGTAAACTATTAGCACCAAGTGTAGATTATCGCTTGACAAATGATAAAAAATATATTAAACTAGCAAAGAACTTGCTCATAGGCGATAATGTTCAGACAATACATTTTAGTAATCGTCCGCAGTCAGGAAAACTTGGATGGAGGCAGTTTAAGGATGTTCTTAATAGAACTCATTATATGATTATTGATGGAACAAAAAATATCGAGCTAGCACAAGATTTGCATTGGAATGATAAGACAGTAGAGCTTGTTGATGCTTCTCATTTGCCAGATCCAGGCAAAGGCGCAAAAAATCCAGGCGTAGTGTTTATCAATAAAGAGAGAGTTGAATACTTTGAGCGTGTAAATAATAGGCTACAACAGTTGCGTCGAGGAACATTAGGAACAGGAGTCAATGCTGTTGTTCCTGCTGGAACTGAGATTTATAATGGCTCAGTGACAATGATGTTGCCTTACAAGGATGAAACAAAAACGTTAACACATATAGCAGATGGGATATCTAATGAGTATGAATTAGATTTTGTTCCTAACAGTGTAAATGAGTTTGAAGTATATGTAGCTGGAATACGGTTGCGTAAAACACCTTTAGAGTCATATCAACTCAACAGTGATTTACGAAAACAATATGCTAAAGACGGACAGCTAGTAGCACAAGATTCTCCTGAAGGTGATGTAACATTGCCTCCAGAGTTTGCAGTAGATGGCAATAAGTTAATATTGTTACATACTCCTGAGAAAAATCAACACATTCATATAATAAGAAAGCTAGGTGCTCCTTGGACAGAAAAAGGAAAGGCACTAGGCGAGAGCGAGACCCTAATAGCAAGAATGATCAAGTCTGCACAGGTGGATCTGCCTAGATAAATAAAATAACGGGATATAATATGAAAGACAACAGTGGAATATTAGTTGAAGGATATATCAAAATTTATGATCCAGAAACTGAGCAAGTATTTATAGATAAAAGAAATGCTATTCATTATGAGAATATGAGTATAGCACTTGCTCAAAGTTTAAGTAACGCAGGATCAGGTTTTATATATTCTATGAGTTTTGGTAATGGAGGAACAAGTGTTGACCCAACAGGAATTATTACCTATCTTACTCCAAATTCTACAGGAGTTAATGCGTCTCTTTACAATGAGACTTACTCAAAAGTAGTAGATGATAGAAGCATTAATAATACAGATCCATATAGAAATAAAACAGAAGTAAGGCATGTTAGTGGCACAAATTATACAGATGTGCTTGTAACTTGTTTGTTAGATTATGGCGAGCCTGCAGGGCAAGATGCTTTTGATACAGCATCTGATAATAATAATTTATTTGTATTTGATGAACTAGGCTTACGAAGTTGGAATCCAGATGGGCAAGGACTACTTATTACTCATGTATTATTCCACCCAGTACAAAAAAGTCTAAACAGATTGATTCAAATTGATTATACAGTGAGAGTACAAAGTCTCTCAGGATTGATAGGAGAGTAATATGCCATATCAGATTTTATTTACAGATTATGTAAACAAGTTAGGCATAGTAGTAGAAGACGGAACTATCAATCAAGAAACCTCACTAAAATTACCAGGGCGAAATGCTACTGCTTACGGCACAGTAATTGCTGAAAACTTTTTACATTTATTAGAAAATTTTGCTGCTTCCACAGAGCCATCCGTTCCTGTTCAAGGACAGTTGTGGTATGACTCAGGTGATGACGCAGGAGAGCTAAGAGTTTATAACGGCACTGACTGGGTAACTGTAAATGGCGTAAACAAATCATTAGAGACTCCCACAAATCCTAGAGAAGGTGATTTGTGGATTGATAGAAACAATTTACAACTAATGATGTTTACGGGTGAAGAAAAAGGCGCTGAGTGGGTGTTGATTGGACCGCAATTCCAAGGCGGTGTTGTAACAGGATCAACTCCAAAAGCAGTTGTTGGCATTGACGATAATACTTATAATATTTTACAAATAGACATCAATGCTATGCCAGCAATGATTATATCTACATATGAGTTTACACCTAAAGTAAAAATACCAGGTTTTGTTACATTATATCCTGGTATGAATATGAGCACAAGATATGAGCCAGGGCAAAAGCCACTAAAGTATTTTGGAGTATCTGAAAAAGCTGAAAGTCTTATCGTAAATAACCAATCAGTTCCTGCTGGTAACTTTATGCGTAAGGATGAGATTATCTCAACTTCGTTTTATTTGAATGTACAACATGATACCGGAATCAATTATGGACTAAATGCTGCTCTTAATGTAGGCGTTGATGGACAAGTAGGTGTTGTAAAAAGTAAAGTAGCAGGTGCTGGAGTTGATATTAGAGTTCGAGGCGATTCCTCTGACTTGTATGCTGTTAGAGCTACATCAGCAGAGTCACCAGTAACATTTACACAAGTAATTAGAGTTGGTATCAACAACAGAAACCCATCTACTACATTAGATGTAGCAGGCGATGTAAGAATATCTATACCAGTAGAAGATGCAACACAAGGAAACTTAGTTATTGATAGCACTAAAGATAGTACCTTAATCAGCAATGGATCTATTGTAACTGCTGGCGGTATTGGTGTTGCGAAAAGTATTACTATTGGTGAAAAACTTAAAGTTGGATTTTTGGGTGCTAGTTATAATGATGGTGAGATTGAAACACGCAGAGTTATACCAGATAAAGACGCCTCACAAATTATTGACAAAGCAAATGATATGTCATACATTGGAACTAAGGATCTAAAGTATGGCGAGATACACGCTCAAAACTTTTATGGAGATTTGACAGGTACTGTAAATGGATCAGTATCAGGTAGAGCAGGTTCAGCAAATCAACTGGCAGCAGCAAGCACATTCTCATTCGCAGGTGATGTAGAGCTTGAAGATGAAGTTATATTTTTAGGTAAAGGCGGATTAGTTCCGTTTGTTACAAGACTTAGTAACGGATTTATATCGTCAAAAGAACCTGTGGAAGAGATACAAAGAGATGATGAGCTTCTAGTCAATAGAATTAGAACTGACATTGGTGTTAAAAAAGTAACAGTCCAAAAATTGCTTAGTGCGGTTCCAATTATGCCTATTGGTAGTATTGTTCCGTATGCAGGTGAAGAATCACCTCCAGGATGGCTGTTATGCGATGGACGAAAAGTGTTAAGATCAGATTATGTAGAGTTATTTGAGACTATTGGATTTTTATATCAAGGTGGAGTAGCAAGCACAGATGGAATGTTTACTTTGCCAGACTTGAGAGGAAGATTTCCTTTAGGGATGCATAACATGGGCGGAATTGCTCCGTATGTTGAGGTTGTAGGAGAGTCTGCTGCTGAGGTGTTGGGAGCGCATGGCGGTGCTGATGAAGTAGATATTTTAGAAGAAAATTTACCAGATCACAAGCATACCTTGTTCCACAATAATATGCAGTATTATGCTTTAGCTCAAAAGCAATATAACATTGCTGATTCTGAAGTAGATGATTATCACTTCTACACACAAACATCAGGATCATTAGATGGTGTTGGTATGAAGAATACGCAAGGTATAAAAACAACAGGATCTTTAGGGCAACCAATTAATAAAATGAATCCGTTTTTGACATTGAATTATATTATATACGCAGGATGAATAAATGAGTTATAGAATTAATAGAACTGATGGCGAGTTACTAATTGACTTGACGGACGGCGTCATAGATAAGTCTGTAACGGATCTTACACTAATTGGTAAAAACTATAAAGGGTTTGGTGAATGGCTCAATGAAAACTTCATCAAACTACTAGAAAATTTTGCCTCTACATCACAGCCTCCCAATCCTCTGACTGGACAGTTGTGGTATGACAAGCAGGATCAAAGGCTAAAGATTTTTAATGGAACTTATTTTCGTTCAGCAACAGGCACTATAGTCAATAGCAGCCAGCCTACAAATTTAGTAGCTGGTGATATATGGATTGATAACGCAAATAATAGATTATACTTATACGATGGTGTAGATTTAACACTAGTAGGTCCTACTTATGATGTAGGACAAGGGCGTACAGGTTTTGAAGCTGATACACAATTAGATATCAATAATACAGCACATACCATTATGAAAATGTTTATAGGTGGTAAATTAGCTGGAATATTAGCAACAGAGGAATTTTGGATACCATATGATCACATTATTCCTACTTTAGATCCAGACCCAGAGGATACTTTCAAACCACCACGACAAAGACTCAAAAAAGGTTTCAATGTTGTAGATAAAGAAGCAGAATCTGGTGTAGATGGATTTTGGTGGCGGGGGACTTCGGATCAAACCAAGGCGTTACTTGATGATTACGGTAATAGAAAAGAGTCTAAGCACTTTTTGCCAACAGATGGAGATGCTATTACAACAGGTTATATATCAATTAAGAACTCACAGGGTTTGATTATTGGTGTAGGTGATAGGCCTCATATTCAAACAAAAATATTTGGTAATACTACTTACATGGATAATTTAGAGGTTGATGCGAACTTTAGCTTGAGAGTAAAAAATGCTCAATTTAAAAATAGTAACATTGAAGCATTTAGAGTTGATGCTTCAGAATATAAAGTGACGATGTTTGCTGATTTGCCTATTACATATCAGCCCTTAACTAATTTGTATGATTTTAGTTTATTGAGTGCTCGCCCTAAATTAGAGTTTTGGGGAGATGCCTTTTTAGCAGGTAATCAACACTTTGCTGGAAATGTCAGCATACAGGGCGATTTAGATGTTGCAGGTACTACAGTTTATGTTAATACTGAGAATTTGTTTATACAAGATAAGAATATTGAGTTAGCTATTGATTCTGATGGCAATATAGTAAATGATGCTTTTGTAGATGAAGGTGGGTTTATTCTAAAAAGTCTCGATGGCGATAAACAATTTTTATGGGATGTTACTTACAAAGCATGGGAAGCTAATCAGCATATAAATCTTATAGCTGGGCCTAGTATTACCGATCCGTCTTTTATGATAGATGGTGTACCAATTTTATCAGCTACTGCTTTAGCAGCATCTGTAACAATAGCACCAGGTATGACAAAGCTAGGAACATTGACTGACTTGACAGTTGATAATGTTTTTATAAACGAAAACAAAATAGAAACTGTAGGGGTTGGTGTATATGGACTTAAGATAGACCCAAAAGGTGATATTAGTGTAACATCACAGAAAATAGTTGATCTTGGGGATCCAGTCAATGACAAAGATGCTGCTCATAAACAGTATGTAGAAGAAACTATAGCAAGCCAAGGCGTTGTATTAGCATTTGACATCAATGGTTTGATGGTAGGTAACGATCCTCGAACAGCACCATATAATGCTGGTACGATTGAGAATGTAAGAATAATAGCAGAGCAGATGAGATCAGCTACATTAGTATTACCAGGAACAGTGCTAAAGGTGTTGGCAACATCTATCAAAGAGATTTCAGCTACAATTCCTGTAACAATTGGGTATGGCGATGATACTACAATACAGTTATCTAAAGTAACAGTTAGAAATTTTGATAATACTGGGACAGTAAATGTTATTGAGGATATTGCAGCTAATAGTACAAGTGATGGCGTTAGTGCGGACATCAGTTTTGAAGTTGATCGGTTTGTTTATAAATTTGAAAGCGATGGTTTTAACTGGATCAATCCTGAAGTAGAACAGTTAGTTATCTGATTTGGGGTAAATACAATATAATAGTTAGGGGTAACACAGAATGGCGTATATTATTAATACATATAATACTGCTCAACTTACAGTAGTTGAAGATGGAACGATTGACCAAACTACTGATTTGAAGCTAGTAGGTAAAAATTATGCAGGTTACGGTGAGATACAAAATGAGAACTTTGTATTCTTGCTTGAAAACTTTGCTGGAAATAATGAGCCACCTAAAGCCTTACAAGGACAGCTTTGGTTTGATGCAGCTAATCTAAAGTTGAAATTTTGGGATGGCAGTAAGTGGCGTTTAGCAGGAGGTTCTGAAGTATCTGAAGTTCCCCCAGCTGGTTTGTCAGAAGGTGATTTTTGGTGGGATGATAAAAATGATCAACTTTACTGCTGGAATGGTGATGAATACATTTTAGTAGGACCACAAGGAGTTGGTGACAGTATTACAAGATTCCAAAGCCGTTCCATCAGAGATACGGCAGGAGTTTCTCGCCCAGTTATTTGCTCTGTAGTAGATGATGAAGTAATTCATATTATTAGCGGAGTTGATTTTACTATTGGGCCTGAAGACGCACCAAAATATCCAGGCTTTGATGTAATTCACTCAGGGCTTACATTAAAAAATACAGTCCACTCAGCAGCAGGACAAACATCTACGCATCATAGATGGTGGGGTACTGCTACGAACGCAGATAGATTAGGTGGTTATACACCAGATCAGTTTGTGCAAAAGACAGGGGCTACTTTTCCAAATATGGTAGGCTTTGGCGATGAAGGTGTTGCTATTGGCGATAGTAATGATTTACGATTGAAAATTATTAATGGCGATCAAGCACTTATTGCTAATGAGCAAGGTACAAATATGTACTTCCAAGTTAGAGATGTAAGTGGTAATTTAAGAATGCCATTTAGATTAATTGATAACGCAATTCTTCCAGGATACGATGTAATGTTTAGTCCAGGATCATTGAGCGCTTCGTTTGCTTCCGCAGTAGGAAGATCAGTAGATGTTGGAAGTATATCATATCCATTCCAAAATATGTTTGCTACATCTTTTAAAGGAAATGCCGACACTGCATCTAAATTAGCGGTTGGCGCAACATATCATGAAGCATCAGCTACAGCACAAGCCAATTCAATCGCAGCAAGAAATGCGACAGGAGATTTGGTAGCAAATATTTTCCATGGTGTAGCAACCTCAGCTAGGTTTGCTGATTTAGCTGAAAAATATGAAGCTGATCAAGATTATTCACCAGGTACTGTATTAGTATATGGTGGATCAAAAGAAGTAACAATGAGTACTCGAAAAAATGACAACAATGTTATTGGAGTTGTATCAACTAACCCGGCACATTTAATGAATGATGATATTGACGGTGTTGCTGTAGCATTACGCGGAAGAGTCCCTTGTAAAGTTATTGGACCAGTGAAAAAAGGTGATTTTATCATTACATCTGATCGTCCAGGCGTTGGTAAAGCATTTAGCTTCCAAGATACTGGATCAGTCAAACCAGATTTTTATGCCATTATTGGTAGAAGTTTAGAGGATAACAATTCAGAAGATATACGGTTAGTAGAAATAGTAGTATAAATAAAGTAAAGGATTAAAAATGCCAATTAACTATAAAGCTAGTGGTGCTACCATCTATGCCGAAGACTATAACAGGCTTCAAACTAAAGTTGCTGCTATACTTGGACAAGGTGGAGGTATTCACGGAGCAGATTATGGTTACGGACAAACTATAAAAAGTTCGCAAGTGTCAGCAGTTAATGATTTAGTAACTGTAGAGCAAATGAACAATTTGCGACAAGATATAATGACTTGTTGGTTCCATCAGTCATCCGACGCATTCCCATTGTTATCAGTAGCTACAACAGATACCATTACTGCTGGAGCAGGAACTACATCAGCTATAATAGCAGAAGCAGTCAATAAAACTTATAATGATTATACTTGGGTAGTAAATAAAATTGATATTGATCGATTATCAGCTACTCCTGGTGCTATGAATTTAGTGAATGATAAAGCATCAATGTCATTTAGTAATTGGAACTCATACAGAGTGCATGAAGTAGTTGTAACTTTTGTAGACTCTAATCATAAAAGATATTTTTTCAATAGTGGCGGAGAAATTAGACTTCAGTCACAACATATTGGATCTTTTTCATCAACGACTAAATCATATGTATGGCAGGAACTATTGTCATCGGCTGGAGTAACTAAGTTCGGTTATGATAATTATATTTCAGCAACATCAGCACCAAGTGTATTATTGCTAAAAAACCCAAATGCCTCGGCTGTATATGCTGAAAATTATTATAAGATATATTCTAGTTCGCCTTCAGCAAGCACACTATTATTTAAAATTGTGTTCAATGATGTTGATACTGGTGATAGGCCGGTTAATTCTCCTCCAGGACCATATGGCGCTTTAGTAGATGAGAATGTTACTGGAACAACTAAGAGCACACTATCAATATATTATCCGTCCATGACTTATGTCGATCCAAGAGCAACAGCAAATAGTTATACTGGTGTAACACTTACAGTACCAAATACAACATCTAGACAAGGAACATCCATCTAAGAGATTATTATGCCAATATCAAGTAGAAATACAAGCCAGACTTTGTCAGCAACACATTACAATGAATTGAGGAATAAGATTGTAACAATTTTAGGAACTGGTTCAGGTAGCTATGGTTATGGACAAGGGACTACTAGCTCTACAGTTGCTGCAGGAGCAGGCGGTGGGCATGTATCAGCATCGCAAATGTCGCAACTAAGATCAGACATTTATAAATGTTGGTTACATCAAACAGGATCAACTTTTAGCTTACAAGTACCAACAGGAGGTACTGATGTATATAGAGCAGGAGGCTCAGGAGATTCGGATTACCAAAAGACACATAATGCTTATATAGCAGCAATTAATTCTTGTGAGACTAATAGGTTAAATGCCAACCCAACGCAAATGACGCTAGTTACCGGTTTAGCAGGTAAATCAATTGGAGCTAATTGGAACACTTCTAGGGTTATAACACATACAGTAACTTTTTCAAACTCAAATCATAGGCGATGGTTTTTCAATGCAGGTGGATATATAAGATTTTCCATAGGAATGTCATATTCAGGATCTCAAACAAAGACACTTGATTGGGTGAATATATGTTCAAGATTTAATGGTTATACTTATGCCTATTCCCAATGGAATAATGGCTCAGGCACAGGAACACTTTCTACTTATACTGGCGGTAGTGCTAGCTCAGTATATAATGATAATTATGCAAATATGGCAGTGTCATTCCCAAATGCAAATAGCATAACCTTTACACAAAATTATGTTGATGCTGATGTTGGAAGAAAATCTGGAAATCCATATTGGGTTGCAGCATATGATGAGCAAGTGTTAGGTACTATAAACTCATCAGTGTCTGTTTATTATCCAACAGGGTCCTCATCAGTTTCATTAGCTCGCCCTTCAGTAGGATAACCACTTTTTATACTACCGTTTGTTGAATAAACTATATACATAAAAGGAGTTATGTATGGACGAACGGCTAGAAAAAGCATTAGAGTTTTCCAATTTTATGGTTACTCTAAACAACCAAAAAAGAATTTTCCAAGAAACATACTATCAAGATATACTCCATTATCATAAAGGCGCTCAGTTTTCTGTAAATCAACAGTTAATTTGTTTTGTCAAGATTATGCTAATGGAGGAGCAAGAGTCTGTAGTTTTAATTGACGATAATGATCGGCCCGTTGAGATTGAAGATTTGCAAGCGTTCTATGATACAATTTTAAGTGTATATGTTGAAGCTAGTAATTCATATATGAGCAAATATAATCATCTAATCAAAAATAGATCAATAGAAAAAATGGTAGAACTATGAAAAGTCGTGGGGCTCTTGTTGTAGCAAGAAATAACCCAAATATTGATTATTTAAAACAAGCAGCATTTCTAGCTCAAAGATTAGATCATTATTTAAATATTCCTACATCAGTTATTACTGATAGCCCAGAATGGGTAGTGGTAAATGGTTATGCAGATATATTTGATAGAATTATACCAATCGTATGGGAAGATAAAGAATCATTACCAGGTAAAAATGTTATGGCTAGAACAAGCCCTCATTATACTTGGGAAAATGTTAGGCGATATTATGATGGTGTTTTGTCACATAAAGCATTGCCATTTAAAAATGAAGCTAGAACTTCGGCATATGACGCTACACCATATGATGAAACAATTCTAATAGACAGTGATATGTTTATTATGAATGATGATTATAAACATTGCTTTGAACAAGATCATAACTTTCTCATCTATGATAAAAGTTATGACTTAGCAGGGTTTAGAAACCCAATGGAATTTAAATATATTAGTCAGCCTAGTATTAAGTTTTATTGGGCAACAGTTGTGTTTTTTAGAAAGTCTAAAGAAAATGAGATCTTCTTTGAGTTGTTAAAGCACATACAAGATAACTGGTATCATTATAGAGCTATTTTCCAAATACCAACAGCTTTATATCGTAATGATTTTGCATTTAGTATAGCAATTCATATTATGAACGGGTATGAAGAAGGAACATTTTCAATGCCAATGCCAGGCAAGTTATTTTTTACAGCAGATAAAGATATTCTATGGGATGCTGACAGGGATCGTATAAATTTTTTATTGGAAAAAGAAGATTATCCAGGAGAATATACAATATGCCAATGGCGTAATGAAAATATTCATGTTATGAATAAATTTAGTTTAGAACGATATATTGATAAGGTGTTGCATGTCTAAAGGTTTTGTAATATATGCCAGTGGAAAAGAATATGTAAAGCAGGCTTATATTTGTGCTATTAGTATAAAAGAAAAAGGAAACTCATATCCAGTAACAATTGTTACTTGTGATAAGATAGATGACGAGCAGAAAAAGGTATTTGATAGCGTAGTACCAATACCTTGGCACGAGCATGACAATACTCGATATCAAGTTTTGAATCGATGGAAGACTTACCACGCCTCACCTTATGATGAGACAATTGTATTAGATGCTGATACTGTAGTAACACAAAATATTGATGATTGGTGGAAGTTTTTTAGTAAGTATGAGTTATTTTTTCCATCTAGAGTTTATACATATCGAGGCGAGTTAGTTACAGGACATTATTATCGTAAAGCATTTGTAGAAAATAATTTGCCAAGTATATATACAGGAATACATTATTTTAGAAAAGATGATTTGGCGCATGAATTTTTTAAATGGTTAGAACTTATATCTAATAACTGGGAATTGTTTTATGGGCAATACTGTAAAGATTATTATCCACCAGCACCAAGTATGGATGTATCTACAGCAATTGCAATTAAAATTTTAGAGTTAGATCAAACAGTAACTAATAATAAAACTAATCTTATAAATTTTGTTCATATGAAAGAACGAATACAAGGTTGGGCAAATATTCGATCTACTTGGTTGAAGCACGTTGGGGTTTATTTAACAGAAGATTTAGATTTAGTGATTGGTAATCATTTTCAAAGAGGCGTTTTTCATTATGTTGATTCTGATTTTTTATCTAAAGAAATAGTTGATATATATGAAAGGAAATATTTTCCTAACAAAGTTTATGAAGAAATAGTACAAGGTATTGTATCATGAGTTATGTTTGTTTTAATGTTCGAGAAGGAAATATATTAGCAATAACAAATAATAAACCAGATGATTTAGATTTTGACTGTGAATGGAAATCTATAATAGTTGATGTTGCTGAGGTTGAAGATATTCTATTAGGAAATGAAGACTACGCAAATTTTATAGTAATATATGATCGAACGTATCTTGGTTATAAATTAAAGCGTAAAGAAATTATACCAGTTGATGAATTAAATATACAAGAAATTGTTTATAAAATTCCACAAGTTCATAAGGACTTAGATGCTGATATTAAGATAATACAAGATATTGATACAACTTGTTGGAAAGTTTATGTTGGTAAAGATGCCGCTGGAAAACTTAGAGCAGAGTTTGCTAGTTTAAAGTTAGTTTTACATTTTTCAGTAACTCAATATAACAATCCTAATATATTATATCGTATATTAAAAGTAGATTTAGAGAAATTAGTAAATGAGCATCATTGTGTCCTTCATTTTGAAGAAGACTGGGAATATGATCCATATTTTCCAGTGAGTATTTTTACAGTAAGACGATTTGACAATTACACATATCAAAGAGTAGTGGATTATGGAGAAAGTATTTAAGGTATTGGATTACGATATAATTTATTTAAGTTATGATGAACCAAATGCTGAACAGAATTATGCTGATTTATGTAAGAAAATACCATGGGCAAAAAGAGTTCATGGCGTAGAAGGCTCGGATGCGGCACACAAAGCCTGCGCAAATTTATCTGAGACTGATAGATTTGTTACTATAGACGGCGATAATAGAATTAGAGAAGATTTTCTTACGCAAGAGATTAATTTTGGCGATCATTATGAGCTAGAAGATAAAGTTATTAGTTGGTGTGGGTATAATGTTATCAACGGACTTATGTATGGTAACGGCGGAGTAAAATGTTGGCCCAAAGATTTTGTGCTAAATATGCGAACACACGAAAACGCAGATCCAAATAATCCACACGCTCAAGTAGATTTTTGCTGGGATGTAGAATACATTCAAATGAATTCTTGTTTCTCTGATATTTACAATAACGCAACACCACAGCAAGCATGGCGAGCAGGATTTAGAGAAGGCGTAAAGATGGCACTAGATCAAGGAGTAAAGCCATCTTTGGAAGACTTCAAAAATAACCACTGGAAAAACCTCCACAGGCTGTTTATTTGGCTTATGGTGGGTAACGATGTTGAGAATGGAATGTGGGCGATCTTGGGCGCTAGACAGGGCCTATACAAGACGATGTGCACCGACTGGGATTATGTTCAAGTAAGAGACTTTACTTACCTAAATAAATTATGGAATGAAGAAGTTAGTAAGCTAACCGAAACAGATGCTGAAGGAGAGATTATTTGGTTTGGCAGATTATTAGAAGAAGAATTAGATTTACCAATTGATAGAAAACCTTTAACAGAAAAGCAAAGTATATTTTTCAAAACAGTATATCAAAACCCATCTAGGATTTCAAGAGCAGTAATTGATCCGGAGATAGGATGAGAGAAAATCAGCGAGGAGATCAAGTCTCGCTAGTTGAAGGACGATATGTTTCAAAATATTTTAAAGATAGTAAAGAGACACTAACGGATCTCAATGCCGTTAGTCCGTCATTCTGCCTAGCAAAATGGTTCAATGTATCAATTCATATCCCAACAGGGCAGACTCACAGTTGTTATCATCCTCAGTCTCACGCTATACCATTAGACGAGTTAGCGGCTAATCCAGATGCTATACACAACACTAGCCATAAAATACAGCAGCGGCATAAGATGTTGGAAGGAGAGCGTCCAAAAGAGTGTAGTTACTGCTGGGATATTGAAGATCAAGGCAATATAAGTGACAGAGCTTACCGCAGCAATGATGTTCAAGAGGAAGGACTAATACAAAAAGCATTAGACAACATTCAGCACCCAACTCCACGCTATATGGAGGTAAATTTTAATCAGGCTTGTAACTTTAAGTGTGCATATTGCTCACCGCATTTATCTACTGAATGGCTAAAGGAGGTACAAGAGTATGGCGGTTACAAATTATCATCAGGAACGCATAATGATAAAGGTTGGGTAGATAGATTAGGGATTGACAATAGCCCAGACAATCCATACGTTCAATCGTTTTGGGAATGGTGGCCCACTGTATATAAGGATCTAAAAACATTTAGAATGACAGGCGGTGAGCCACTAATGGATAAGAATACTTTCAGAGTATTTGATTATGTAAAACAAAATCCAAATCCAGAACTTAATTTGTGTATTACAAGTAATTGTTGCCCACCAGGCAATCAATGGAATAAGTTTATGGTTGCTATAAAAGAGATAGCAAATGAAGAAACGCTCAATCACTTTCAACTATATTGTAGCTTAGATACTTGGGGAGAGCAAGCAGAATATATCCGTAACGGTTTAGATTATGAGATATTAAGAAAAAATATTGTACAATTTTTAACAGAGTGCAAAAATCATAGCTTAGGATTTATAATTACATCAAATTTGCTCAGTCTTCCTAATTGGTGTAAGTTTATAGAGACTATTCATGAGCTACGATGTAAAGTAAATAAAGAGAGACAACTAATATGGTTTGATACTCCAATGCTACATCATCCTAATTGGCTAAGTATGAGATTAGCAACTCCAGAGATGTTGAATAATTTACAACTTAGTATAGATTTTATGGAAAATAATAAAGAGACTTCCAATAATAGATTTAAAGGTTTTAAGGATTTTGAGATTGATAGAGTAAGACGATTATATGATTGGGCTAAACATCCTTTTAGTGCTGAAGAAGATGAGAAACATAAGATAGACTTTTATTTATTTTTTACTGAACATGATAAAAGGCGCAATACAAATTTTACAAAAACATTTCCAACTATGATAAAATTTATGAACCAGTGTAAGGAGTATTATGAGCAAAGGAGATGATCACGTTCGAGAAGCAAGAGATGTTGCAAAGAGACTGAATGCAGTAGGTCCAGGGTTTTGTGCTATGAAGTGGCTACATCAAACTTTATATTTACATACAGGTGATAATCATAGTTGTTATCATCCACGTCCCCATCATATTCCTTTAC